CCAGCACCTGCACCACCTGCTGCACCACCTGCACCACCTGCTGCACCACCTGCTGCACCTGCACCAGCACCTGCACCACCTGCTGCACCAGCACCTGCACCACCTGCTGCACCAGCACCTGCTGCGCCAGCCGGACCGGCAGGCCCGTTAAGATTGGGCGAGCCCTCACTCTTCTCTATCATTAGTCTCAACAACACTGTCATTAAACCTGTGATTAACTTCTGAGCTAAATCAGCAGCATTTTCACCTGGGCCACCCACAGGATTGTTTTGTGCCCCGCGGATATTCACAGGCATGAGGGTGTTTATTTTGCCTCTCTCATTCAACAGGTATTTAGCTATAGTTTCGCGGTTGACTCTGTCTTTGATTGCAGCTTCAACCTCAGCCATACTTAATTGTTGTGGTTCAAATTCACCCAAAGGCAGTTGTAAGCTGGCTTTACCAATCAAGAACAACAATGTGTCTTTCCATGTAACTGTGTTCCAGTCTTTCCCCCTAATACCCATGTTACGCACAAAGAATTTCAGATAGGGCACAAGGGCCTTTTGGATTACTGCTCTGCCTTCCATTCTGCCGCTAAATTTGCCTGCTAACCCCATTAGGGCGCCTTTGACTTTTTGTCCCAAAACTGGCAAAAGTTTTTCTTCTATGGGCTCTGCAACATGATGCGTTTCCATCAAGTTTAGCATGTGCCTCATGAGTTCTGCGTCATTTTGTAGTTTCATGATTTGATGTCCCCCTTTCTGAGCTGGGTTAGCTTTCTATGAAATTTCTGCGGATCTTCCTGTAAGATGGCTCGCATGAGTCTCTTGGTGAGGTCTTGTGCCTCAGCCTCAGGATACATCACTTTGAGTGTCTCAATCAGATTGATTGCACTGCTGATCACATGGGTGGCTCTGGCCTCCACCACTGTGTGTTTATTTTTGATGGGAACCAGATCACCCAGTTCATCAATGATACTCTTGGCGTTCTTCAACTCACGCATCCTGATCAAGTTTGCATTATTTATAGCCAAATCGTTTCAAAAACAACTAGACTTATAAATACCCTTAATCAAGTCATACACAAGGACATAACACATGGCAGAATATTTGGCAGAGCAGATGAGAAGCTTGGCTCGCAGACTGGAAGAGCTTGCGCACCAACCTCAAATGCCGGACACAGGTTTAGAAGGCAGTCTGAACGCCAAGCAGCTGGCAGAGCTTTTGGGTGTGAGCGACATGCCCACATTCACACGTTCCATTAACAAAATTCGTAAGGGTGATGCCAACAAACTTACCCGTGCAGAAATGACTGAACTTGCAGAAGCATTTGTGCGTTTGTTGGCAGCAGAAGCTGAAGACACTCAGAAGGCCATGCTGGCCCTCAAGAGAGTGAGCGCCAAGGAAGAGCCTGTGATGGAAGATGCAGGTAAGGATCATATCACTATGACATACACCCCTACCCTACCATTGGTGAGGTTGTTGGATTACAATACATGGGAGCTAAAAAATGCCCCCCAGGAGATCACAGATCTTTTAGACAAAATAAGTGGCACCCTTCCTCCCGTTATATCTCCTGACTGGAAAAAGAATAGCGGGAATCCAAGGAACAGAGCTGCAAAGCAATTTGCAATGGATTTGGTTAAGTTGGGTTTTAGGGGCAACGCCAAATACTAATTTTAGGTTAATGCATTACCTTCTGATCAAGCTGGTTAACTCTTTGAGGGTGGCCACACTTTTGACCGGATCTTGGGAAACAGGATCCGGTTTTCTGTCTGTGCCTGATGCAGCACCTGTGGCACTGTTCTTTCTGCGCAGATCAGCCATCATGTCTGTGGCAGTTTTTACTGGAGGCATGTTGTCTTCTTCCATGTCAAAGATGCGCAACGTGTCTACATCAAATCCCATGATCACCTTGCTACCCACACCTGAACTGGAACGTGTTTTCAAAAACTGGAACTGATACTGACCTCGCTCCTTCATGGCTGGTGTGGCCAGAATACTGATCACATTGTCAGCAGTCTGGATCTTACTGATGCCACCTGCAATGTGACTGTGATCATGCTCCATTTCATTTACTGATTGGCGCCCAAGCTGACTGGCTGTCACACCCACCATGTTTTTCTCCACACACAGGCCTCTCAGTTCCTCGCAGATAAATTTATCTTTTATGTAAAGGTTGGAAACATCAATCTTCTTGTTGTTGGGGAACATGATGTCCATGTAGTCCACCATGAGCACATCACACTTGTGACCAGTCTCAATCTCATAGTTCTTCAAGTATGCACGTAAATCATTTGTGGTGGTGCCCTGTGGCATCTGTTTCACATGCAAGTCTTTTGCTCGTTTACCTGCCAGCAGCACCTTGATTTCCACATCATCCAGACGCTGAAATATGTCTTTGGAAGCCACACCGCTCACCATGCTGTCCAGTCGCATGCTGATCATCTCTTCGGAAAGCTCCAGGCTAATGTACACCACATTCAACCCTTCCTTGCTCATGTTCACAGCCTGATTCTGCATGGTCAAACTTTTACCACCACCTGATCCTGCACACCAAATTGTGAGCTCTTTTCTGTTAAGTCCACCATACAACTTGTTGTCCACACTTTTCCAAGTGCTGCTCACTGTGCCATTGGAAGTCTTGATTTTCATGAGCCTGGCCCTGGGATCATCATAATACCTGATGCCAATATTGGAGTTCAATCCCACCAGAATGGCTTCTTTGACCTTCTTCTCCACTTCTGCATAGTTACCTTTGGCAATCAGATCAGGAGCACTCAGTACAGCATCTGCTAGTGCACGATTCTTGCAAAACTCTTCAATTTGATCCAAAAATGCTTGTTGCAATGCAGGGGGCATGTGATCCATCTTTTCAAAATCCATGCCAAATTGTGCCCGCATTTGTGCATGTGTGGGCAGAGTCTTGTATTCATCTGTAAACTGTAACAAGAATCGCACTGCTGGTCTCAGTTTGTTCACAAAATACTTCACATTCAGAATGTTCACACATCTGCTAAAAACTTCTTCATCACTCAACAGCACACTCACCAACAGCCGTTGAACATCTTCGCCATAATCTTTACCATCCATGTGAGTAATCAACCTTTGAACATTTTGCGTTTAACACCAATCAGTAGGGCATCTGATGTGGCTGCTTGTATTGCACTTGTGATTGTGTACAGCATGCCATAACGAGCGCAAGCATCTGCTGCATCTTTTATTTCTGAATCCCATTCCGGAAAACTCACATGCCAACCAAATGTGAGAGCTTGGTCTATCATGTGCTGGTTTTGCATTTGCCTGTCAGGCAATATGATGGGCTGCTGTCCACTGTCCAGGATGGTTTTGATCTGATGCTCGCTCATGTGACTGCCCATGGCTGCCACTCCTTGGCATGCTATAGCATCAAATGGGCCTTCACAAATAATCACAAATTTACGATTCTTTACAAGTTGATCCTGATTGAACAAATAACCAGGAGGTATGTCACTATTGAAATATTTGGGTTGGCGTCCTTGTTGTGGCACACACAATCTGGCTGACCAACCCACAATCTGTGATTGATTATAAAAGGGCAGTATCACTCTATCACACATATCGTGTGTGGTGTCAGGGGTCCAATAATAGTCATAATTTTCCCAATTGAGTGCTTGACGTCCCTGAACATATTCACATGCTTGTAAAAACTTGGGTGCACACTCTTCCTGTTGTGCCCACACGTGAAATGCTTGTGCATTTGGAGGCATGGGCGTGACCTGATGCCTTTTCAAATGAGTGGACATGATCATGTGGTCTGGTTTATGTGTGCCTGTGACTTGATCTTGCAACAAGTGCAACTTCAACTTTTGCACTAAGCTGGGCTCCACGCCCAACCATGATAACCATTCTTGCAAACCATCACTCACATGATGGCCTGAAAATCTCCATTTGCAGCCACAATTGAAACAATGATAGCCCACAGTATCATCTGTGCCAAACCATAAATTTCCTCGCTGTTTGGTGTCTGCGTTATGGCCTCTGTGAGAACAGCATGGGGCATTAAACCATATCCAACCTTTACCAGTCACTTTGCGCTTGGCAGGCAGATGGTCCACAATCAATTGCTGTAATTCATGCATGTGTTAGTATAACATGTGTTCAGCTGATTTTATATAGCACCTTTACAAAATCACCCTTGTTATTCAGGTCTGCATCATAGATAAATCTGATCCAACGGGCATTTATACCAAAGTTAATGGGTGTCACATGAGGTGAATCTGGTGTTATGTGCAAATATTGGGTGCCATTAATAGCCACTTGAAACCAACTGGAATCTGTGGGACTCAAGTTTTCCAAGCTGGCCTGAATGGAAAATCTACCCGTCCATGATTGTGTATAAACAGCAATAGAATAAAATCCTGCATGTTGACCCACAGTGTTCCGAGCTGCAATGGCTCCTGATTTGTACACAGTATAGTGGTTGTCCCAATTGACAATCTGCGGTGTAAACTCTTTGGCCAAAATTTCTTGAGCGGCCACCAGTTCATCGCCCAGTGCAGGCAGTAGTTCAAACAGACCTTGCACATGATTGTTCACATCCACAAACAGAAATTCATCCTGGAAACCAGGCTTTTTCATTTGCACACTAAACTGGTAACCTCCCAGTGGCCAACCTGCACATTCAGTGGGACTCACATACAATTGTGCTCTGCCTTTGATTTCGTTGGTGACCTGCGCCTGTTTTTGTAATACAGTTTGTCCTGTCTCCACAAATTGTATGGTGACTTGTAGCACACAATCCAACAATTTGACTGGCTTTTTGTCATTGTTACGAATCACAAAATCCACCCTGTTGTGATTGTTCTTGTACAGTTTGGTCTGATAATTATACATGGGCCTGCTCAGGTTGGGTGCTCCATGATCTGTCTGACTCAATTGCACAGGCAATACATAGTGATAAAGATAGACCAAACTCATGGTAACACCGAAAGATTTCTCATATCATATTTAAGGAGATCTAAATATGTTAATAATCATGACAAACACACCCGCCCCTAGCTTGGCCAGATGGCCCTTTCTCACACACATCAAGTATCTGGCCAGAGATTATGTGGGTATTGTACAAAACAGTGATCAAAACTTTGTGCACATGTATGTGATAGAGCACTCATGGAGCCCTGATCAAAAGGTGGAGTTCATGAGCTGTGGGGAATTATATTGGTGGGGCAGCAACAGACAGATCCCCATCAATGTGTTCATGGGTGCCAGGTTCAAACCATATAGCGTATACCTCAAATCATTCAGTCAGAAAGAAGTTCAGCTAGTATATGGACCCATGCCCAGCCTGGACACACTCATCAACAAGCGCAGTAAAAAAAGAACTGTGCAGTTGGTTAAAGGTACACCCACAAACTGACCATTAAACGTACTTGATATGGGCACTTTGCTTGTTGGCCATGTTTTGTGACTGTATGTCCTGCTTGAACACCAACTTACCTTCTGTGCTCAATTGGCTATATTTGATCTGGTATGCCAGATCACCTTGACCAAAATAAACACAATAACAGTCTGAATCATACACAATCACAGTGTATGCAGTGGTCACAGCAGCACCACCCATGCCTCCATACCCTGTATGCAGTGGTCACAGCAGCACCACCCATGCCTCCATACCCTAGCGCAGTGCTGCCCCAAGTTTGAGAAAACATGTGCACTTGTACCTCATCCTCGCAAGGACGGCGAGTTTGAAGGGTTTGCGGCACACAGTTAGTTTTAAGAGCCACACCTTGTGCGTGTGCATCCATTTTTCGCCATGCATCCCAGTCACGATTCATATATGTGATATCTGGTAAATGATTATGTATGGCCTGGCCCAGTGCTTTGTGTAATGCAAGCAGAGAACTTCCGTACCTCATGGATCAGATATCTTACTCATGGTGACTTTGATTTTGACCTGACCGTTCTTATTCACTTTTAGTTTTTGTGGCTTTTGCCCTTGATTCCAATCCTTTTCTTGCGTCTCGGACCATTTGGCCCAAATCTCTGTATGACTCCAAGCCCACATGCTGGCATCCATTTCGTCTTTAATCTTAAGGCTGGCATCCAGCCCCTTATCTGACTGCCAAACCTTGAGTTCAAACTTGTGTTCCAGTAAGCCCAGATCTCGCATGGTGATCTGCAAGGCTTGTAATGTGATGTTGGGAGCGCGGAACCAAAAATAGGGTTTAGTAACACGCTGGTGCTTCATGTGCCATGCATGCTCTGTATTTTCAATGACTGATATTTGTTTTTGATCTTTTTCATAAGAATAACTGTGACCAAACATGCTGGTAACATGAGTAAATTTGACCAGTTCTCGCATGACTGTATCCTGTGATTTGTTTATGTGTACACTTTAACAACAATCAGGTTAATGTCAACTGCTCAATTAACAGGTTGAGCTGGATCACAATCGTCCATGATAAACTTATGGCATGAGACTTCTTGAATGTGTACCCATTACTATCCTGAAGCCACACCTCAGGTTCGATGGCTGCAAAGCCAGATTGTTCACATTTACGCACCAAATGACGTTTGCCTGGCCTGATCATGGCCAACACGCATGCCAAATCAGTCACCTGTGTGGGTTTTAATTTGCGAACCAGTTCATAATGATTGTTGATGTGAGCCAATTGTGAAACCACTTCTGCATGTTGTAACAGGTCCCACATGGTGGGAGTGTGCATGAGTTGCTGTAAATGATTCTCGTCCCTCACCTTATCATAAATGCTGTTATTGAGCACATCAATCTTGTAACATCCCATTTGTTCTGCTTGTGTGTATGTGACAGAACAATACCTGGAAAATGGATTCACAGGTACGTCATGAAAATAAACTCCTGTGTTATGTTTGATCAATTCACCCTGCCTATTGATCACCGCAGGCACATGCTGCAAATGTTCCAACAATGACTGCCGGTTACTAGTATCAATGTCAATATCACCCAATGTGATCTCTGTCATGAGTGTACTAACCTCCCAGTTGGCTTTGAATTTGCGTGACCACACGTGTCAGCTGGGTATATTGTTGTTGTAGACGCTGGTGCCGTTCGCGTAGTTCTTGAAGATCCACACGCAACTGAGCACAGTCTGTGGCCAACTCTCGCACATAAGCTGGATTGGGCACTTTGAGAATTTTGTCTTCCCACCTCAGTTCTGTCACTTGAGGTTGCACAACTGCCTGTAGTTGATGTGTGGTTTTTTGAGTGCTGGGTAACTCTTGATCGGATTGTGTGTATTGGTCCATGGGATTAACCTTGTGTTTGTGAGTTTAACTGAATGTGACACACAGTCAATGTTCACAGCCCTGCTTCTTTCAAAGTGGTTTTGATCACATGCATGTGCTCTTGCATGCGCAAAAATTTCACTTTCCATTTGGTTATGGGATAAACTTCCTGAATCATGTGTAACTGTTCTGGACTACATCTGACAAAAAATGCTTCTGCGCTCACACTATTATATAGCAACCAAGCACTGATTCTGCCCTGTTGTATCCAACGCAGTAATTGGTTGGTGTTCACATGCGCAAAAAACTCACTATAAGGCTGTTGTGAATGTTCATGCCACACATGCACACATGTCAAACTCCTGCACAATGCTTGTTCAGCACTTTCTGTGATCAATAAATCTTGTATGAACTGTTCATACACTCGCACATCACACCATGAGACCATCTTAACATTTTGTTTGATAAGATATTTCACAAATTGTGCAAACTCCTGCACCAATTGTTCTTCACACCAACTGGCAAACCTGACCAACGTGGGCCACATTTCACTAGTACAGAATTCCTGATATGTGGGTGTTTGATGCACCTGTCTGGGATTCAGTTCTTTCCATACAATCTTGTAAGCTGTGTATGCTGCCTTCACATATGGTAAGTGCACACTTTGATGTCTGCGTTTGGGCTCACACACATGACTGATCAATGTGGTTTCCTGTGCAAATGGCTTTTTACAGAATTCACATGTGTGAGGTTTGTTCAGATCAATCACCGTCACTTTTTTGGAGCTTCTGGAGCTCATTGCGGATTTCCTTGATGTGTTTGTCATCTGCCCCACTTTGTTTGACCATGTCCAGCCATTCAGTTTGTGGCTTGATCTTTTTTAAAATATCACGCTCTTGTTTGTTTGTGTGTGGCCAGTGCTCATGTATAAAATCATCCAATTTGGGTGTAGTGGTTGCAGATTTGGTCATGGGAATCCAGCCATGATATTGTTTGCGACCTGTGCCACTCACACACATGAGCAGCCACAGCAGTTCAGGATGTTTGGTCAAACTCCACATGCCCAAGTTGACCAAATCATTAGTGGCCAAGATCTGATAATATTTGGCATCATTCTTATCACTCAGTGTGCTCATCCACCTGATCATGACTCTGGGTGTAAATGCCCTTTGTTCTTCCTCTGTTAAGTTAACATAAAAGGGCTTTACACCTTTGTCAGCAGCTTCTAACACTGTCTGAATATCCAGTTTATATGAGCGTTTGGCTTCAGTCTTTTTGACCATGTGTGCACGATTCCTGTTTAGTATGATATGATAACGTGAAACCACAATGTATTCAAGCTGGATATTCATCATACATCCTAAATACTCCTGAAAGATCACAGTAGTTGTGGTTTTATGGGGTTTAACCCACCCCGTATGGCCTAGAACGCCACAAGGAGACCAATCAAATGGGAAGACCGTTAAACAAAAGATATTTTGATCCAGTACCTGCCTCAAATGGAGAAGGTGTAGGATCAGTCACAGTAGAAGACAGAGACAGAGGCAACTATAGCACTCTTCCTACTGTGACATATAGTGCTCCTGAATTAGCTGGTGGCGGGCTGCCCGCCAGCACCACAGTCATGAGACTGAGAGGCACAGTGAGTGTGAATGCAGGTGGCACAGGATATACTGCAGGCGACATACTCACCATATCAGGTGGTGGCACCACAGCAGGCACATACACCACACAGGCTGCCATCCGGGTGGCTACTGTGGACGGTAGCGGAGTCATAACAGGATTTTCAGCATTAACTGTGGGCGCTAGCTCCAGAGGTGCATATACTGTGTTGCCTGCAAAATCAGGTAGTTCTACAACTGCCCTGAATCTGAGTTATGTGACAGGCAGTGGCGGATCAGGAGCTACTGCTAACGTGACATGGGAAGTTAGTGCTATTACTGTAACAGACACAGGCTCAGGATATGTGGCTGCCCCCACTGTTACATTTACCGGTGGAACCGGTGGTGACAATGCCAGCACATCCGCTGTCACGCTTACAACCACAGGCACAAATGTGATCTTGGCCAAAGCATTTGTTGTGGGAGGCACACAAGCACTGGACGCCGACATCATCAAGCAAGTTAGTACAAATGAATATGTGATGGTGACCACTGAAGGTCAGAGCGTGGTCACATTGGTGGCTAGTGACACACTCACAGAAGGGCAAGCCAGCATCACAGCTAACGATGCACTTGCTGACTTAT